CTCTAAACGAAATATGTGTCTGGCTGGGCGGGGGAAGTCCCTGTCGGAAAGGGGGTTCACCAAGGAGTGTGTTTAGCCAGCGGTTGCAGATTTTGGACTGCAATTTTCTCCACCACTGAGAGCTTTCAGACGCGTAGGCGCCAGTTATCATTCTGGACTTTAGCATCGCCTTTTCGGCACCCGTGTCCACAAGTGGACACGGGTGCCTCAACTAGCCCTGAAGGGCCTTGCTGTAATTGGTAAGGGTCGTTACTCCTGTTCATCAGCACCAATGACATTATTTCAACTCAGAAGGTAGGGTGTCACCCTGTTCTTGAATACCTTTGTTGGCTGACTAGACAGCCTTGCTCAACCGAATGCGCTCGAAAGCCTGAAGGAAAGCTTGAGTATGCGGATCACTTGTCGGGGCGATCTCAACACACTCATACTTTTCCTCCGAAGGCTTATCTTCCAGTCTAGCTAATGTGACGCGTTTATCCTCCTCCAATAGATCCAATACTGTCACAGCTGGGACGAGGCCCAGCCGAGATTTTCTCGGTTTAATTAGAGAGATGTCATACGTAACCCACAGCTCGCAACCAGTGTAGGAAGCCTGAGAGCCTGACGCAATGATCGATGTATACCCTAAGAAGTAAAACCTCTGATCTCCAAACGCTGACGGCGTCGAAACGTTGTCGTATGTATTGAAAATCCGAGTTTGCACTTCTTCTGGGGCACACTCAACCGCATGCATCAAATTATCTGCAGTCTTCCCACTAGTCGCAAAGTACGAGTTAAGCAACTCCACCTTATTCACGGCCGGAGGGCTGTAAAAGTTGTATGTTGTTGCCATGGAGAAGGTCCCCAATGACGCATTTGTGCTAGACACAGCATTTCCACAAGTCGACACCAACTCGAACACGATCCCGTGAGGGATCCACTGTTCAAAATTCTGTGCGATCGTAGATAGCCATGGAAAAGTCCTGTCCGAAGACGGGTTCAGAGCGTAATCGTACCTCTGAATGATGTTCGTTCCAGTTACCAAGTCCCCGAGAAACTCGCGGTGCTTGACCCTGATGTGTCCATCTTTCAGATTGATACTGTTAAGCAACGGAACAGCACTCGAGCTTAGAGGTTTGACGATGCTGTTTTCACTTACATCGAAGCCTCCAGCTTGTTTGTGTTCCGCTGAATAGTCCCCAGTACCAAACAAGGAGCGTAAACCCTTCTCAGCCCAACTACCAATCGAGGAGCCCAGATGAGCTCCGATTGATTTGTTGGGTTGATGTGATTTTGCTACTTGTTTAGGCCTGGGTGCCACTTTCACTTTCCCCCCCTTCCCCCCCTTCTTCTTCTTTCCAGATTTGGTCATTGCAATTCACTTCCGTGATTTGCCCACCCGACCTAACCCGGCTCACTGCCAAAAGAAATTCCCCTAACCTAGGATGGTTCCTCATCTCCTTTTCAAACTGGTTTAACAGACCAGGTGTGATCTGCTTCTGTTCTAGAAGTTTGTAAAGAGTTTTGGTCCCGTCCTCAGGATAGATTTTCCCCGTGGAAAACAACATACTACAAAAGCGAAAGCTCTCGGAGATTTTGTCGTAATTCTTAAGGGGATGCCCCAATTCTGCATACTTGTCAACTGCTCCTTCAACATATTGCTCAACACAATCATCACCCATCGCAATTGCCCAGTCTGCTCCGACAAGTCGGGAGACGAGCACGCGTAGGCGAGAATTGGTGGAACTAGTGTTGTAGGTCCCGGAGTTTTGGACTCCTGGGTCCCTGAGCACGACGAGTTTACCGTCTTGGAAAGCATAAACACTGTTAGCGACACAGTGAAACCTATTCCTGAGGCCGATCTGGCACAACGGGTTCATATTGGCTAGCCGAATTCGACATTCAGCTTCCATCATGAGCTCCCACTGTTGCACAGACCAATCCCAACCCGTCACATCTGCTTCTGCACCTCCGCCGTCGTTCAACATGTTTGAGACTCGAACTCGTAAGAACTCCAGCTGGTCATCCAAACTAAGCCCCAGCCCGGGGGCTGAGGGAATGGTTTTCCAGGTTGAAATTTCTTTCTTATTCTGTGCA